ACCTGGGCTACGGCTTCCATGTCTGTATTTGCCTGTACCTCTTTCTGACTTCTGGCCAGCATTGATGTGTATTCAATGTTGAGCTGACTGCCCTGGATTTCCCGAGGGGGCGGAGGGAAAAGTCCGGCGCGGTAGAAAATAGAAAAGATGCGTCCGATGAATGGGTTCAGAACTTCATTGTTGAATCTGGAGAGAATAGGCCCGAGCATTATGAGCTTTTCTTCCTGGAGTCTTGCCACCGCCGTTGCAGTCATCCTGGCAATCTCAACCTGATTGGAGAGCATCAAAAACAGATCGGTAAAGAACGCTTTATTGATTCTCTGTTGAACCTCCTGAATGTCGACCGTAATCGGATTGATGTTTCCTACCGAGGAGGTGGCATTGTTGGACTGACTTCCGTTGGTAGGCATATCCACAAAGCTTAGTCCGCCGGGGGCAAAATCAAGTTCGGCATCCTTGGCAGAAGTCGGAAGAAGTCTCGGCGGGTCAACAATCAGGTCGATGGCGTTGCCCTTCTGCATCTGTTCATGCTTCAGCTGTCGGACATCTCCGAGAGCAGTCATGCCGGGAGATTCGCAGGAATAAGTGTCTGTGGAAACAGCTCCCCATCTTCCGACAACGGCGGGAAATTCGTTGTATCCGGATTCTCTGAGAATAGATCCTTTGTCTGAGTCAGCATCCCTCAGAAGATGAACTGCACGGAAAGGCATGTTTTTGTTGTCACGCTTGGTAATGTCTCGTTCAAAGCGCGGTTCAATAGCGTGGATGACCGCCTTTTCCTTGTCATACTGCTTATTGTCGTAAAGCTCCTGAACACTGCGTGGCAGATTTTCGTAGCCGTACTGATGAACCAATTGAGCGACCGTCATCAGAAGTTCTCGGTAAAGCGTGTCAGGAACACCCTTTGAATTGCAGGCAATTGCGTATTCACCAATAGTCAGCGGGTAACAGTAAAACCCTTTTTCGTCATCCTCCTGAATGATCATCGCAGCTGTGCCGTAGAGAGATACCTCCAGCCAAAAATGGTGAAGACTCTGGTAAGCGTTGGTTCGGGAAAGACCCATATAGATAACCTGAGAAACATCGGACAACCACTGTTTCACAGCGGGTGATTCATCCAGAGAGGGGCTTCCGGTCGTGAGATAAAACCACTGCTGACTCGGGTCGGTAAGACCGGACATAAGTCCTGAAGACAAAAGATTGCTTGCGCTGGTGGCAGTATTGTCGAAAATCTCATTGAATCTGTGACGGGCTTCGTTTTTGTCTCCGTGCAGGAGAAACTTACCCGTTGCAGGTCGGATATGAGTTGCAATGCTTTCCCACTGAGGGATAAAGGCATCTCTTTCAGTTTTCAGTTTCTGCCAGCGCTGAAGTATGTGCGCTCTTAAATCTTCTTTATCCATGACAACCATCCATTTAGCGAAGAAAATAGGAAAGCCCTATTTGAAGATATCTTTGACGGCTTTTATCGCCTTCGCCAAAACCCAAACTGCACATCCGTAGCCAATCAAATAAATCGGTAGTGACGCATAAATCGGAAAATTTAAAGCCATATCCAAAGCCCCCGCTAAGTCGTGTAGAATTTCCATATTGGTATCCATTGGGGTTGTCTTTACTTTGGTACCTGATGACCGTTTGGAAGGTTAGGTTTCCGAACGGTTTTCCTTTTATCAGGCGCCCAATTTGTTTCCTTTACCTAGGGTTAAATCGGAATTTGCAATGCCTTCTGCTCCCGTAAGCATGGTCGAACCGCCGGATGCTCCGGGGTCAAGGTTCTGTTCATAGATGCCTGAAAGGTCTGCTTCCTGTGCATTCTGTCTTCGCATATCCTCTCTCGCCTTCTGCTGATTAATCTCGTTCTGTTTCTCAGCCTGACGAGCCGCAGACTTCTGAGCGTGCGACTGCTTGGTTCCGTTGTAGACGCTTGCCGCACTCGCCGCTACTGTTGCCACCGCTCCGATAATCGCCGCTACTGTTCCCATTGCTAAACCTCCAAATTTTTGAAAAACACTGAATTCGTGCGCCTGAATAAATGCGCAAAAAGAATCTCCTGACGACTTCCTGTAGGACAAGTAATTTCAAGCCCTTTCGCTTTACGCCCGACGGCCAGTTTTTCTACTTCCTTAAGCAGTTTCAAACCCGCAGTGTATTGCCTGAAATCTTCGGCCAACCACAAAGATTCAACCGATGCGATAACGCCGGAATGATGAAGACTCGGAGCAAAAACCACCACGGCAAAACCAACAAGAGTCTCAACATCGTAGGCACCGATTGCAGATAACAACCCTGCGTTTTCCAGGGAAAGATAGCTCTCACGGTTAGGGCGAATTTCCAATCCGGTTCTTCCGGCTTGTTTTCCGTAATCCTTCGCAAGGAGCGCAAAATTAGGATCACAAAAAATCTCCGAGACGGGTATGCTTTTAAAAACTAAATTTCTCATGGTCTGAATTGTCAATCACGAGAAAAATTCAATGCGCACTTTTACAAGTTTCGGTATGGGTTTCTGATTCGACGCTTACGACGTTCTCTGAGGCGCGGCATATTAAGCGGAGCATCCAAATACTCTTGAATCGGGATGGCAAAACACAGAGCTAGAGCATCAGCCGTGTCCGGAGAATTCATTCCCCGTTTCTTCATAGACTCTTTACTTTCCAAAAGAAGACGCCCTTTGCGGTCAAGAAGTTTTTCTGGAATACAGAGATCATCAGCCAGTTCTGCACTGTTTGGCAGACAGCCGTTGTCCCGAATGAAATCTCTCATGCGGTCCCACATTTCTGCTCTCTTGTTTGCCCAGCGTTCAGTATTGGAGGATCGTCCGGCGGCAATGACCTTGTGAATGTGAGGGACTTTATCAACCATGTAATCGTAGGGTGATGCTCCCACGCCGGTATAGTCGATGTTGATGTAGATTTTCGGAATGCCGAGTTTCTGGAGTTCACGGGCGTAAAGAATCACCTGTTCTCCAAGTTGAGGACCGTTCAACCCCCGGAAAATTTTCAACGGCATCGTACAGTCTCTTCCCACCTTGGTTGCAATTACGGAGCGGTCGTCTCCTTCTCTTGCCACGTCTACACCCAAAATCGCAACGGTGGCTCCGTAATTCATCTGACCGACCTCACGATGAACGGCAGTATCAACGTCCTCACGGGTAATGAACTGTTTGGCAGAAGTCGTCGGGAATATTCCTCGAACACGAACCTTTACGAAGTCAGAATCTTCACCATAGTCATCGACATACTGCTGCAGAAGTTCTTTATTGGTGATTTTCACTGTACGGGAATCAATGTTGTAGTGAATCCAACGATGACGCTGTTTGTGGAAAGCGTCAAAAAAAGCACCGTCCGGACGTGTTGGGTTCCCAAAAATACACCAGATAATCTGTGTGTCTTTGTCCGTCAAAGCTCCTTTGGTAACTTCGTAGATTTTTTCTGCGATTACGGAGGCTTCGTCGAAAATCACCAGAATTCTTTTACCCTGATTATGCAGACCCTGGAAGGCATCAGGATTACTCTCATTCCACGGAATGGCATCTATTCTCCAAGTGTACTTGTGTCCCTTCTGGGTTGAGTAGATGGACTCTGCCGCCACCTCGAACCAGTCTTTGAAAATGCAGAGTGAATGCCATTTATGAAGTTCCGACCATGTTTTTGTGGTTAACTGATGTCCTGTTTCAGCAGTAATCACGCCTTTCGTGTCGGGAAAAGTGCTGATCGCCCAGAGAATAATCCAAGCTACAAAAGCGGTTTTACCGATACCGTGACCTGAAGCAACAGCAATCTGAATCGCCTTAAATCGGTCTTCTCCGTTCTGGAGTCTCCTGCCGATATCGTTGAGAATGTCTCTTTGCCACTTGTCCGGTCCTTCGTAGTTTGCCAAAACACCCTGACCCCAGTTAAATGCGTGTGTGACAAAAGCCAGCGGATCGTTGGTAAACCGGACTGCAAGTTTCTGTAATCCCGCTTCGTAATCCTTTTTTTCTCTTTCAACTTTATACATAAGACCACCGTCATGCGAAATGCAAATTAAAAATCACACCCCCTCGGCCTTAGCAAAAACTATATATTTTATTTAACACCATATAATAACCCCCTAGGGCCTGCTGGCCGTGGGGGCCCCACCCCCTAGCCGGCAAGAAAAAACCAAGTCTGCCGAAGAATAATCCAACCTCGCTCAGGGCCGAGAATCCGAGCGAGCGACGAGTGAAATCAATTGTCTTATTGTGGGGTTTTTAGTGGGGATTATGGATATCATGTTATGTAACTAATTGATTTTATTATATAGTTGTACGCCGCCTGGAGGCGTCGAACTCTATGTTTTAGCCTCTTTGTCATCTTTCTCCACTTTGGAAAGAATCTCAGACAATCGATTGGCTCGGTCGCTGACATCCTGAGTCACGTCCAGTTTGTCTTTGAACTTTCCGCGCAGACGACAAATGGTTGTTAAAGCCTGGTTAGCTCCCTTTGAATCGAAAGCGTATACAGGATTTCCGTCCTTGTCTTTAACCGGGTTACCACGGAAATCAGTTACTTTCTTGTTGGTCATGCACTTTTCGAGGATATCCATTGCTTTTTTGAGCTCGTAATCCTCTTCCAGCTGCATTCTTTCGTTACGCTGGTCGATTCTTTTCTGTATTGCACGGG